TTGACGCTGCCAGCGTCAAATGTATCAGTGCCGTTGACGGTGGTGATGCGGACGCGATCAAGCACACCGCCGAGCGCGATGGTGCCGCCGATCGTCGAGATCCACGCAGAATCGCTGAGCCCAAACGTTCCACTTGCCACCCATGTGTTCCCCGTGATGTTGGAGAGCACCATTGCGCCATGCCTTACGGCTGCAGCGGCGTCTGAGGTGTTAAAGAAAACCCTGAACCCTGTGGAGAGGTTGGTTACCGCGCCGGCCGTGCCAATGATGTTTGACGAGCCTAGGTAGCCAGATGTCGTAAAGGTCGTTGAACCCAGCTGAATTATCACACTGGTTGATCCGTTTGTACTCACGCCACTAAGCATCACCGTGATCTTTTCCGCCCAGGTCGGGATGCCGGTGAAGTCGATCACCGTGCCTGAGGTGCTGTTCTGGGCAGTTGCCTGCACCATTCGCGGTTGAGCAGCGGCGAAGGTGATGACGCCAGTCATCGTGCCGCCCGACTTTGGCAGCGCCGCGTTGGCCAGGTCGTAGGTAGTCTTCACCGCGTTAGCCGTCGCTGCCAGCGTGGTGCTGGTGGATGCAACGGTGTCATTCAGCTGCACGATGCCAGCCACTGATGTAGTGGCGGCGCCAAGCCCTTGGGTGAGATTGGTCAGCGTGATCTTTTTGTTTTGATCAATCGGCAACGCCTCTGATACGTCAATAACAGGAAGCACATCGGAGCCAACGGGCGCGGTCAGCGCGGTCAGCTCCGTGATTTTGCGTGATGCCATTAACCTTCAGGGGTGGGCAGGACGTAGATTCCATCGAGGTTGCCATCAGCAAGTGCTTCAGCAAGCTCGATCAAATGATCTTCGGTGAAGGTGCCCACGCTGAGGACAGCGCCCATCGACTGCTGGATCGCCGCTTCGTTAGGCCGCCCAGCTTTGGCATCACCCATGAGCGCAATGAACTCGGTGGCGAGGGTGTTCATCGGCAGGCTGGCCATGGACTGCTCGCGGATGGCGCCGTAGACGCTGGAAACCATCAACGCATCCCAAAATGCCAAGTAGTCGCGGCCAGGTTGAGGTACGGGTGCGGGCTCTGGCTCGTTGCCAGCATCCACCCATTCCAGATATTCGCGGTAATCGCGGTTGGCAGTGTCGTGTGGGATGTAGGCGCTGTCCGCAAGGCGAAGGATGGTGTTGCCGGTTGTTAGTTGATACATGGGAGTGCTCATGATTGGTTATAGTTCAGCGGAGGCAGTGAAGCCTAAAACGGAGTAAGCGGTGTTTGCGGCGCCAACAATTCCACCAAACCTAAAGCCGTCCTTTGATGGCTGAGTTGCTGCCCCGCCGCCAGGGGTTTGAGTGCCCAGAACAATGACTGGAGTCGCCCGCATAGTAACAGGAAATTGAATGTCAATAAGCAAATCGGAGGAAGTGGAAGCTGGTGTGTAGGGGCTGAGCGCAGCAATATTCTGGATACTTGAGAAAAAATATCTTTCACACATTGTCACTTCAATCTGTAGTGGCCTATGTTCAAACGGTGTAGCGACAGGGCCGGGCTCTACCTGCACTTGGGCAATGTCAAAGGTGCCCGATTGTTGGCCGAGGGTAGAGGTGCGACTGTTAAAGGTAGAACCAGCGTCAAACCAAATGGCGAGAGTCAACTGATGATCGTTATTAGTCCCAAGGGTTTTGCCGCTGATTGACGGCATTGTTGTTGTAACTGTAACTTTCTGCCAACTGGTGCCAATGGAAACCTTGGTGACACCGATAGCCTCAACCGTTGCGCTTGGAGAGCCGCCAGTGCCAAAACTCTGGACAAGCTCTACAGCAATGCTCCTAGTTGCATTCGCCTTAGCCCAGAAGCTAATGGTTACTTGCTGACCGGCAAAAGTGCGTACGTCTTCAATGCGTTGAGCTAAAACGCACTGGTTGCCAGCTCCAGCAACAGAAGTGACAACCGTTTGACAGAAATACGTTGGCTCATTCGGTACTGCCGTTTGCCCAACAGTGAAAGGCTGTTGCGTTACGGATTGAGTGGTGCCTATGCGCGAATGAATCCACCGATCAGCCCCATAGTCCGCCGCTGTAAAAGGCCCCACCCCGCGTTGCCAGACATCAAAGTCACCATTAATGATGCGGTTGCGTAGTCCTGCCAGTGGACCGCCGTTGAAACTGGCAGCCCTCATATCGGCACTAAACGTTGCGTTGCCCGAGGCATCAACCAGCAGCCGCTGCACACCACCCGTTGCGATACCCAGCTGATCCGCGCCGGGGCTATAGATGCCGGTGTTAACGTCGCCGCTGAAGTAAAGGCCTGGCGCGGCGGCAGTGCCGCCTTCAAGCAGCAGCGTCCCGTCCAGCTCACGCAGCGAAATCCAAGCGTTGTTGGCTGAGTTGCGGATCTTCAGCAGGCCAGCCGTAGTATCAGCCCAAAGCTGATAGGCGAACGTGGTGCTGGGTTCAGCCGCGCCGCTGTTGATGCTGACGATTGCCGATAGGGCGTTGTTCAGGTCTTGCCTGAACGCGGCGCCAGACTGGTTGGCAACGTTGTAGTCGTGTTGGGCCATCAGATGATCTCCTTGCCGTAGCCGATTGCTGTGTAGGTGAACTGGCGGCTTACGGCAGCGCCGCCGCTGTTCCTAAAGACGACCTGGAAGCCGGTGCGGGTCACGTCGCTGATGGCAAAGTAATCACCAGTCCCCATGTTAAACGCTGTCAAGCCCATTGCCGGCGCTTGGTAGAACGGCTTGGCAAACGTGGCCACATAGGTCGTCGTGCTGCTGGTCAGAGTAGCGGACTGCTCGATGCGCTGCTGCAACTCCAGCTCGGCGCCAAGCTCGTCGATGACGATGTTCTGGTTGGGGTCTCCGCTGCTGGCGATCACCTTGAACTGGAAGGCGCGGCCGCGAATGATTGCATTGCTGAACTCACGCCAGTCGTCCCACACCGGGCTGCCGCCGGGGTTGTCGTTGGTAAAGCGGACGTAGAGCGTGGCGTTGGCGGCGTCCAGGTTGGTCTCGTCAATTTCAGGCCAGTCATCAATCAGCCCAACCTTGTCATCCCATAGCGCTGCCGGCAGGTAGGGGCGGGTGACAAAGCGCCGGCGCATGTTTACGTCGAAGACGGTGCCCATGTCCCAGGTGCTGCCGAACTCGTACTCGCCAGTCAGGTTGACGCCGCCGGTGCTGTCGATGGATGGCAGCGCATCCCAGTCGCCAGAGTCTGCTTCGGCCAGGATCGGGTCGCCGTTCTCGTCAAGGATCGGGTCGCCGTTCTCGTCAATTAGCGGGCTGCCTGGCACCACATCGGGCGCCATGTCGTCCACGTTGTCGCCGGTCGAGATGATCAGGCCGTCCAGCTCACTGCTGTAGAACATGCCGGTGACGTTGCCCGAGAATGGCGGGATCTCCTGGTCTTCGGCGTAGGTCTTGACCAGCAGTCGCGGTTGAGGCGTGGGCAGGTCGGTCACCGCAGTGGCAGCCACTAGCGAACGGTTGCCCGTGTCATCTTCAAACTTCAGCAGGTAGGTGCCTTCCAGTAGCGGCACCTGCTTCTGGGTTTGGCTGCCAGCAGCAGCGGCAACAATCTCCTGACTGTTCTGCCAGGTAGCTCCAACCATGGCGACGCTGTGGCGGATGAGCACCTTGCCACCAAGCAGCACGTCCAGCTCAGCAGCGCGATCCCAGCTGAGGATGGCGCTGGCCTCGTCGATTGGCACAAGGTTGATGCCAGCTACGTTGATGGGCGCTGCTGACTTTGCTTGGGCGTAGACGGTCAGCAGTGCCGGCAGCGTGGAGCGCAGGAATGCAGGGTTGACGCTGTAAACCTGCACCTGGTAGGTGCCCTGTTTGTTGTCGAGAATTTCGTAGTCGGGCTTGGAGATGTTTTCTTCTTGCCAGTTGTTGTTACCAAAGCGCCAACGGACGCGGTACTGCGAGATGCCGGCGATCGGCTGCCAGCTGAGGATGATTTTCGACAGCGCCCGGCCGTTGCTTTCATAGAGCACTTCCTCGTAGCGGAGGTTTGCGGGCGCGTTAGGTGCGACGTTTAGGTTCGTGACATCACGCGGTTGCAGTGCTGCGCCGCGCTCGATGTAGGCGTACTTGCTGGCGTTGTAGGCCAGTGCGCTGACGGCGTACTGCGCACCATCCTGCTCGGCCACGCTGAGGACGCGCCACTGGCTCGTCTGGATGTCTGTGGTCTGATAAACCCAGACGCTGTTCACGTTGGGCGTTGCGGTGAATGCCGAGCTGACAGTGATCACCGCGCCGCTGCGGCTGCTAACGGATCGCTCCTGAACGGTGCCATCGGGGAGGATCACCGACAGCGTGCCGCCCGATACGGGCAGGCCTGTCGCATCGTCCACCGTGATGGCGGTGGTAGTGGCAGTCACGATCCGGCCGCCGCGGCGACTACCGGCGCGCATAGGATCAGCCACCTCGATGATCTGCCCAGGGCGCACCACGACGCCGGCATCAATCGAGGCGGTGAAGTTGATTACCTCTGACTCGTACTGCTCGGAGTAGAGAAGCCATTCGCCAATCCGGCTGGCCTGGCCGCGAGACGTGCAGGCGAAGGCTGAGATCTGCGTCGTGACAACGCCGTACTTGGCAATTGCTGCCTGGTCTTCCACCACCTCGTAGGCGATGTCGGCGCTGGGCAGATCGAGGTAGCTCACCACCGCCACTGTTGGGCGTGTCTTGCGGCTGCTGCCTTGGTAGCTGAAGCCTTCCTCAGAGACGTTGGCCAGCGTGAACAGGTAGGCCGAATCGGCCGGCCGGTCTTGGCTGATCGTCAGCGTGCCGGTGCTCCAATACGGCATGACCCGGAGCACTGAGCACATGTCGTTGATGAGCTTGTAGGCCTCTTCAGCGGTCTGGATGTTGGTGTTGCAGGAGAAGCGCGGCTCAAACCCGCCGAAGCCATTGGGCACCAGCTCGGCGGCATACTGGCTGGCGGCGTAGAACGCCCATTTGTCGAGCTGCGCTGCCTGAATGTGGTCGCCAAAGCCGTAGCGTTTGGATGTCAGCAAGTCCCACAGTACCCATGCCGGGTCTGAGCACCACTGCGCTGCCCCGAAGGTGCCATTCCAGATGCCGCTGTAGATCAGCCGACCGTTGGCCTGATCAACCGTCGCATTGGACGGGATCTGCACCTTGATGCCGCGGATCAGATAGGTGCGGCTTGGGACGCTGGAGAACTGCTCGGCATCCACCCGCAAACCGATCAGCGCGCTGTTGGGGTAGCGCAGCTTCGCGTAGACGATCTCGGTGTAGCTGGTCCAGTTGAAGGCGTTGGCTAGCTTGGCGCTGGCACTGTCGGGCGTGACGCGCGTCACGCGGATGTCTGCCGGGGTGGTGGCCAGCCCCACCAGATAGTCGCGCTGATAGGAATCGGCGGTGCGGCCAGCGATCGTGTCATCGATCACGGTGGTGTAACCGCCGCCGCCGTACTGCACGGCGATCTGCAGGCGCACGTCGGTGCCGTTGATGTCGCCTTCGTCAGTGAACAGCTGCAGCTGCGGCACCGTGATCGTGATCCGCGCCGCGTCAACGTTGGCGTCATTGATCGTGCGCACAATCGGCGTGGCCTGCTGCACCTGCACGCCCACAGGCCTCTCATCCTCAATACCAGGCGACCCGGGGATGTAGGACTGGTTCTGCGTGCCGTTGCGCGTGTAGACGGTGACGTTCTGAAAGTTGTAAGTGCCGTTCGCGTTTTGCAACGGCGTGTTGTCGAGGAAGATCGACTTGTCGCCCTCTTTGAGGCCTTCAATCTCGCCTTCGCTAATCAGGTCCAGAACCTGCGCATATTGCGCGCTGTTGAGGTTGTCAGCTGCTTCTGTTGGCGTGCGCGTTGAACCACCGCCGCCCTTGCTTTTCTTCTTGCCGCCGCCAGCGCCTGCAATCGGACCAAGGCCGAGGCCGGCGTTGTGGACGCGGATCCCGCCAGCGATGAAGGTGTGATGCCCCTCGACGGTCAGGTTGTAGACCGTGCCGACGCACAGCTCCTCGCTGCTGACGATCGGCCGCAGGTGGCCGTTCTCATCCACCAGGCAGTCATCTGGCCCGAGGGTGCCGATTTCAACGAACGCATTGAACTGGTTGAGCACCCAGTGATTAGGCGTGGCATCCAGCACCGCGCCACCCCAGAGGCGGTAGCGGTTGACCCGCTCGCCGGCGTGGACGTGAACCTTCAGCACCTTGGCCGGGTGGATCCCGCCTTGATCGTCAAAGCTCAGAACTAGGTCGCTGGGCTGCAGCTCATCAATGCGCCGCTGCCCATCAGGCACCCGGACCAGCGTGTGCCCGAGGAAGCACCCGCCGCCGCCGCCGCCAGAGCCGACAATCCTGCTCATGCCGCCACCTGCACGGTATCAATGCCGGCGGAGATCACCACCGAGCCGACCAGCGTCTCGCCGTAGACCAACGGCACCGGTGTGCCTTGTCGGCTGGTTTGCTGGATGCCACTAAAGGAATAGGACTTGCGCGGGTCCTGGTCGGTGTTGGACGCTGCGCCTTGCGGCATTTTCGGCACCGGAGTGAGCAGCTGCGCGACGCCGCCGAGCACCAGGGAGGCGCCGACGCCGACAAGGATCTGCACGCCTAGGGCGCCGATGCCCGGCACAAGAAACCCAATAGCAATCAACGCCACCCCAGCAATGATCCGTCCCACCGCGCCAGCGCCAGCCAGCACGGGCACGATCTTGATCTGCTGCTGTCCTGCCGGGTCGTGCAGCTCATCCTCACTTAGGTCATAGCCGCCGACGCTAACCCGGTAGTGCTGGTCAGCCATGTGCTTCTCCAGCTGCGGGAAGTTGGTCGCCAAAAACCGCACCGCCTCGGCCGCGTTTGCCACATCGGCGCGGAACACGCGGCGCCCGAGGAACTTCGCCAGCCGACCATAAACCCGGATCTCTCGCAGCATGGTCCTGCTCAGCCTCCACCCATCGTAATGAACGCAGGATGCCGCAACCGCCGGCCGGTGCACTTCTGAAGCCAGCCGCCGTACATATCCCGGCTGCTCAGCCGCCCGCGGATGTGATGAAGCACCAAGCCGTCGCCAATGTAGACGCCGACATGGTTCAGGCCTGGCCCGCTGATGCTCATCAACAGAAAGTCGCCATGCTGGAGCTGCTCATTCTCGTTTAGCTCGCGAAAGCCAGCTTCTTTCCAGCAGCCTTCAAACATAGGGGCATCTTCAAATTCTTCGGGTGATACAGGCCGCTGCCAGTCACGCAGCTGCAGCCCATGCTCGGCGTACCAGTCGCGCGTCAGCGTCCAGCAGTCGGTGACGCCCCATGCCCACTCGCGGCCGATCAGCGGCGCCTTGTAGCCCGATGGCTTGCAGCCGCCCCATGCTTCGGTCTTCGGGTTGACAATGTGCCACTCCAGCCCGCTGTTCTCGCACCCGACCAGATCCGGCCCGCTGGGCTGTGGCGCTGTGACTGGATGGCTGTGCACCACCGCAATGATCTCGCCGGCATCCTCGGCGGCCGCGTAGTCGTCCGGGTCGAGGATGAACTGATCAATGCCGGTGCACAGGTTGCGGCACGGCCAGTAACGCTCGCGGCCTTTGACCACCACAACCAGGCCACAGGCTTCGCGCGGATCATCGGCTTTTGCGTGCTCAAGTGCTGCGGTGCGCCAGGTCATACGACGAACGTGCCCACGCCTGGGAAGGAGCCAAACGGCAGATCAGCCGTGGCGCCAAAATGCGCCTTGCAGTCGTCCAGGGTCTTTGTGCAAGTCGGCAGCCCGCCGGCGTAGCTGCACTCCGTCGATTTGTAGACCCACTGACAGATGTTGGCGATGCACTGCCGCTTCGGCGCCCTGACGCCGGCCAGGTCAAACGCAGCCGCCAGCTCAAACTCCACCACGTCGCGGGTCTCAACGGTCTTGCGATCAACGTAGTAGATCTCGCGCGGAAACTCAGCTGTCGGGTCCGGTGTGCCGTAGGGGTTGACGCTGCCGGGGAAGTTCACCGCGTCGATGTAGCGCGCAAGGGTGCGGATGCGCGTCACTTTGGCGCCATCCAATCCGTCTGGCAGGCTCAGCAGCAGCCCTGTGATGCTGCTGAGGATGTTGCTCACGCGGATCTTGGGCCGCGGCAGCTGACCGTTGCCGGTGTATTCAAAACCTTCCGCCTCAACGGGGAAGCGCTGATAGCTGTTACCGGCCCACACCATTTCGCCGTTGGAGTTGAGGTTGGTGCCGGAATGAAATCGGTAGGTGTCGTTGACGCCGTGCTGCGTGGCATTCAGCTCCAGCACAAACAGCTCGATGACGGCGCTGGGTGCAATCGCCTGAAGATCAGAGACGGGAACGCTCACGGCTCAAACACCTCGCGGAAAGTGGCGCGGATCTGGTTGTTGTTGCAGTTGCTGAGCGTCACCTGCCATTCCTCGCAGACGTACTTGCCAGCCGTGCCGCGGGGTGGCGTCCAGTCAAAAGACTCCACGCCGTTGCGGGCTTCAAGGAATGCTGCAATCAGCTCGCGCTCGGCATCAGTGCGGTTGGCGAACGTCAAGCTCCATTCCTTTGGATCAGAATTGAGACCAAACGTGATGCGCTGCTCGTAGCCATCGCCAGCCGCGAACTTGCGCACCCGAGGCTTGCTGCTCTCGGTGGCTTCAAAGCTTGCTGTGTAGGTAAAGGTTGCCATGGGTTATGCCGCGATCAATCCGCCAGGCCGTTTCTGCCTGATCAATTCTGCCTGCACCGCCTGCGCCACTGCACGGGCCAGCGCCTCGCCTTGGCCGGCATTGCCCTGCACGCTGGTGCCCTTGGCGTCCACTGACACGTTCACCGTGGTGCCACCGCCAGCGCCGCCCTGCATCGCCACCGGGATGCGCCGGCCATCGGGAAGCGGCACATAGGCCTCGGGCATCGAGCCCTCGCCGAACATCGCCAGCTGCGGGCTGTTGGCGATGCCACCGTTGGCGTAGGTCTTCAGCGGCATCGGGCCGTCGCCGGTCATGATGCCGCCGTTGGCAAAGCCGAAGCCGCCGGCAATGCCCTTGACGATGGGCTGGATCACCATGATCTGCAGCAGCTGCCGGGCAATGTCCTTCAGCACGCCGGCAGCAATCTCGCGCAGGCTGTTGCCCCAGTTATCGGTGCCCTCAAGCAGCAGATCAAACGCTGAAGTGAGGCCGCCGCCGATCGTATCGGCAATGCCCATCACAAGCTGCTTGTTGCGCTCCTGCGCTTCAGTCAGGCCGGCGGATGCTGTAACAAGCGCAGTGATTTCATCCTTCTGCGCGGCGTAAAGCTCGGGCATCTCGCGCTGGATCTGCGCCAGCTTTTCGTTGATGTCGAGCTGGCGTTCCTGATCCGTTGTGAGCAGGCCCGACTCGCGGCGAAGCTCGGTCATTGCGTCGGCTTGCTGCTGAGTCAGCTCCTTCAGGCCGCCTTGATAGGTCTTGTCGGCCACGTCCACGTTGAGCCGCGACAGCTGGTTGATCAGCTCCTCAAACGGCTTGATGTCAAGCGAGCCGCCAGCGGCGTTAACTTCCCGCGCCAGCGTCACCACGTCGAGCGTGAGCTGCTTGATCTGCCGGTCGTTCTCGGTAATGGCTTCATTGCGATCCAGGAACAGCTGTTCCGTCCGCGTGGCACCCACGCCCTTATAGGCGGCCGTCACATCCGCCACGCTGTTGCGCAGCTCCTCCTGCAAGCTGATTGCTTGCTGGGTGAGACTGGCGCGCCGCTCCAGCAGCCGCTCCTGCTCAGATGCTGCGCGCTTGGCATCGGCTGCTGCCTTGCGGGCGGCTGATGCCGCTGATGCGTCGCTGCTGCTGGTGTCCAGCTCCATGTTGCGCCCGCCCGTGCGGCGGCCGGTGCCGGGGGAAGGGGCTCCGGTCCAGATCTTCTGGATCTGCGCAAAGTCCTGCTTGGCCTGCTCCAGCAGACCGCCGATACGGTTCTTCACCACATCAGCAGCGCCGCCAAAGTCACCCTGCAGCACCTTGCCGACCGCATCGAAATACGCCACCAGGTTCTTGATGGCCACATCCACCAGCTTGATCGTCGCGTAGATCACCGTGGCGACCGCACGCAGGCCGAAGATGATCACATCGAACAGCGCCGACCAGTCCTGCTTGGTGTCGAACAGGTCGCCAAGCACCTCAAGAATTGACTGCAGCGCCGGCAGCAATGCGTCGGTCAGCTCTAGTCCGAAGCCTTGCGTCTTGATGCCGAACTCGGTGATCGTGTCATTGAACAGATCAGAGCGCGCTGCAAAGTCTTCGCCCACCTTGTAGATGAACTTGTCCATGCTGGCCGCGCCTTCGTTCAGCATCGGGATCAGCTCAGCGCCAGACTTGCTGAATAGCGCAACGGCTGCGGCCGCCTTTTTCGCACCATCGGGCATGTCGGCAAAGCGATCAGCGATCTGCTTCAGCGCCTTGTCTGCCGGCACCACCTGGCCGTTGGCATCCTTGACATCTACGCCAAGCCGCTTGAAAGCGCTGGCCAATTTTTGATCGCCTTCAGCGGCCTTGACAAGGTTGACGCTGAGCTTGTTCAGGCCCTTACTCAGCGTGCCCATGTCCACGTCGGCCAGCTTGGCGGCGTTGCCGATGCCGATCAGCTGCTTGGCTGCGATGCCGGTCTTGGCCTGCAGGTTGAACAGCTCATCGCCGGCGTCGATCGACTTCTTCACAACAGCCGTAAGGCCGCCCACGATGGCGCTGCCAGCGATCGCTGCACCGAAGCCTGCTACCGCGCCCTTGAGGTTGTTGAAGCCCAGCGCAGCATTCTTTGCCTTGCCCTGCAGCCCCTGCATGGAGTTGCCAAGCCGGCGGATGTTGTTCTCGCCTTGAACGTCCGCCTTGATGCGGAGCAGGGCGTCCATGTTCATCGCCATGTCAGCTGCTCCTGCTATTAATCGAGACCATTGCCGCTCCCTCCATCACCTGCAGGTCCTCCAGGAGCGCGCGTTGGTCTTTCACTTCGTACATCATAAAGAGCCAGGCCACTGCTCCATAGTCCAGCCCCAGCACGCCGTTCATCGTGGTGCGCCACTGCGTCTGACACCGCAGGAACATCTCAACCACCGGCCAGTTTTCCTCCCACACTTCAAAGTCGCCTTCAGGCTCCAGCTCGGGCAGTGCCAACCCGAACACCGCTGCATCATCTTGCGTCTCATCCTTGACGCTGCCGCCAGCCCAATGCTCGGCGGCCTCTGTCAGTTTTTTCTCTTGGCTCCCTTGATGCTGTCCATGTAGGCCTTGATAATCGACACCGCCAAAAGCGGCACCTCCAGCAGCTGGCCCACTGCCTTCTCGCTGTAAGGGATCTCCTTGCCGTCATCGCCGGTGACGCCGGCCCAACCAACCAGCACCTCCTTGGCAAGCTCGGTGAGGCGCTCCAGATCGCCTAAGTCCTCAAGCTGCTGCAGCTCCGCCACCATTGGCCCAACGCGACTTTGCGGCAAGCGCTTGAACTCGCCGTCAAAGGTCTGTCGTTCATGCCGGCCACCATCGACGGGGATGTCAAAGGCGACCGGCCAAGTGTAGGTGTCGGACTGCTTGAGGACAAACGCCATGCAGGGTGCTCCTATCAGGTGAAGGTGAGTTTCACTTCGTCGTTGCCGGCCGTGGTCGGGATGGCGACGTAGGGAATACTTAGCATCTGGATGCCGTCCTGGTCGGCGTAGGACGGGTTGGTGATGTCTACCTTGGGCGCCAGTAGCGTAACCCGGTTGCCGGCAGTGCTGCCATGCAGCAAGGTCAACGTTCCGGTGGTGTCGTTGTTGGCGATTGTGAAAAAGTCCTTTTGCGCGATCGTTGGCGCCTCGATCATGCACTCACCAGCCGGGGCGCGGTTGGTGATCATCACCTCCTTGGTGCAACCAACCAGCTCGCGGTAGACCGTTTCGTTAGCCACGTTGAACGACAACGACTGCAGGCAGGCGGTGTAGTTCAGGATCGAGAATGCGCTGGTGTTGCCAGCCTTGAAGATCACCGGCGTGGCTTGATCGCTGTAAGTGGTGGTTGGTGCAGCAGTGTCGGTCGGTGCGTTGTAGATGCCGGTCAGCTGGAAATCGATTGTCGGGATCTCACCCACGCCGGTGGTCAGCGTGAAGGTGCCGCGCGCGCCGGTGATCTTGTGCAGCACGCCATCGTTGTTGAAGTAGATCGTGGCGCTGCTGAAGCCCGTGCTGACGGGCAGGTAGCCCACGTTGGCGGCGATGCTGTAAGCAGAGGCAGCAGCCGGTACGAAGGTAGCGGTAGAGGCCTGCACCGTCGCCACCTTGGAAGAACCGACGTAATCGGTGATCAGGCCAATGTGACCGTTGCCGGTGCCGCTGGTGATCGAAACCACCATGCCGTTATAGAAGTCATCCACGGAACTGGCGCCAGCGGCCAGCGTGATGGTGCCTGCACCACCTGCCGTTGCTGATCCGGTGACAGCTGCAGCGGTAATGGTTTCAGCCATGCCGCAGGCCTTCAGCAGGCTGCTGAAGCGTGGCGCGGTGGCGGCAGCACCAGAGCCGGCCATCTCCACCTGGAAGGAGATGCTGACGCGGGTCTGTGCCAGCAGCTGGTCGGAGTTGCCCAGATAGTTGCGGATCAAGTCGCGGCTGACGACATCAGCCTCGATTGGTGTCACATCAAGACTGCGCACCAGCAGCGCATCAGTGCCAGCCGGAGTGATGTCCACGCCATAGCTGGCCTCGGACTTACAAAGGATTAGGCGTTTGCGGGAAAGCAGAGCCATTGCTCACATCCTCATTTGTGTGGGTTGTGGCCGGTGCTGCCGCCCTGGCCGGAGTTCTGATCCATGTTAGCCATCATGCTGTCGCCAGATTAGTCACGCTGGTGCGGTAGCGGACCAAGTAGTCGCAGCTGATCACGCCGGCAGGTTGGTCTGCATCGACCATTTCAAAGCCAACGCTCTGCGGCTGGATGTCCATGGCGTAACCGCCAAGGGTCAAGTCTGCCATCAGCTTGCTGTGCAGGCTTTCAACAATCGGGTCGGCTTGCTGGTCTGGCACATCACCGCGCACGATCACAGCCACCCGCACCGTGAGGCTCCAGTCCAGCGTCGGCAGGGCGGTGTTCTGCTGCGCGGTGTCGTTGATCGGCTCGATGACGATCGCCGGGCTCTCCTGCCTGGCCATCGGCTCGACGCGGCTGCGGTAGATCCGCGTGCCGACGCCGGTGGTGCCGGTGAGCTGGGTGCGGATGGCAGTGAGGATGGTCTCGCGCTTGGTGGTCATCAGTAGTCGGTCTCCAAGTAGCAGCTCATAAGGGCAACGCCGATCACGCTGCTGGTGCCGCCCACACTCATCCAGCCCCTAGGTGCCAGGAGCGTGGTGTTGGTGGGCATGTTGGTGGTGATCGTGCCAGTGGCTGTGGCTCCGGTGCCGAGATCGGTCACGGCGTAGCTCACCGACTGCGTGCTGCCGGGTGGTGAGAACAAGGCCAGCTCGTAGGCCTTGGTGCGGTCTGCCGTTGGCACTGGAAAGCTCGCGCTTAATGCGACCTTGGTGACTGCACCAGCGCCCCGGTGCATGATCTGGATGTTGGCATCAGCCGCGTCCCAACCCATGCCGATGATATTGGTGATCGTGCTCGGCTCAACATCGGTCGGTGCAGCGGTGACGTTGGCCATGCCGCAAAAGGCGCGGTTTGTAGTTGTTGCCACGCCGGTAGCAGGCCCCCATCGGCAGACAAAGAAGAACCCGCCTTCATCAGCTGCGACGCCGCCGACCGTCCAGCCGGTGTTGGGGTAACGCCAGCCGGCAACCGCCGTGGTGGCTGCGGTGGTGACGAGATACTCAAGGCGCTGCGTTCGCGTGTGCCTGTTGGTGGTGGCAATGTTGGCGGCGGTTGCAGTGCCTGTTGCAGTCAGCGTGACGGTGCCGGCAACGGCAGGCGCGTTAGAGCCCGCCACGCCTGTCCAGATGCTCACCCGAACCTGAGCCAGCGATGGCTGCAGCGCAGCGTCAGCACTGGTCGAGGCGTCCTTGAATGCCAGAAGGGATCGCCCGCCGATTGCTAGTGAGCTGATCTTGACGCCTGCTGGTGGCTGCGTGACCACAGCATTGACAGCAAGAACAAGGTCGCCATCATGGATCGTCACATCGCCAGCACCCGCCAGCGTGCCTGCGTTGTTGAACTGCACTTGCCCGGTGCTGCCGCCCGCTCCAGCTGCTGGAGCAGCTGCCCATGTCGGGATTGCACCAGCGCCGGCTGATTGCAGCACTTGGCCGGAGGTGCCGGCGCTGCCGTTCAGCTCCAGCGGCCCGGACAGATTGGCGCCAGTGAGCAGGTTTCTTGTCATCAGCCAACAACCACGACGCGGTAAGCGTTGGAGGCAGGAGCAGTCGCAAACACAACCGTCAGCGTGTTGGTCGTGGCGTGAGTCACGTCTGTAATCACTTCGTCGCCGCCGCTGTTTGCAAAAACAGTCACGGCTACATCAAGGCTGCCTAGGTTGTGAGTCACCGTGTAGCTGGTGGCTGAACCGTCGCCAATGCTGACGGCAAACTTTTTGATGCGGCCGCTCCAGGTGGCAAGCTTCAGCGGTGTGACAATCCGCAGGTCATCGGTGCCGGTGTTGACCTCGGCCTGGGTGGCAAGCTCAGCAATGCCTGCCGTGGTCTCACTGGCGGCTGGTGCTGCAGTGCCGAAGGTCACCCAGCTGACAGCGCTAGAGCCGATCGTCCCGTTGATCTGATCCTGCCGGTAGGTGGTGGCGGCGCTGGTGCCTTCCTCAACCGTGGTGACGGCCTGCTCAAGCTCAGGGAAGGTGCTGGCATCAAGCGAGCGGGTGGCGGCGCTGGCAGCGCCATTCCAGACGTAAATGCCGTTCTCTGTTGTCGTTGACTGCGCCCGCACCAGGATGCGATCACCCGACACCATCGTGATGCCGTCGATCGTCGCGCCAGGGCTGGCCAAGTTCAGGTTGGCCTGCGTTGCGACGCGGCAGCTATCTTTCCACGCCAAGCCCTCTACCAGCGAGTCCACATAGGACTTGGGCACCGCATCGCCAGTGGCGGATGGGGTGGGCAGGTTGACAACCTTGGAGACTGACTGGAAGTCGAAGTCTGTGAAAATCTTTCTAGCCATATCAGGTCAACCTCGCAAAGCCGGCCAGGGGTACTGAGAACACGATAACGGTCTGATTGGTGGTCGGATGCGACACGTCCGCCTCGATCTCCTGGCTGCCGCTGTCGAACACCTCGACGCTTGGCACGAAGCCCAGGTTGTGGTTGATGGTCCAGGTGCTGGCTGCCACCGCCTGCGTGTAGACATAGGCGGCGCCGCCATCGGGGCCGTCCACCCATTGCGTGCCGTCGTACTTCAGCACCTCGCCAGCAGCCGGGCTGACCAGCTCCACATCCGCAAGATCATCAAGGCCAAACTCACGCGGCTGGCCGCCCGGTGCCGTCGCCGCCGGTGCCAGCTTCATCAGGCCGATCTCAACAAACGCGCCATCATCAAGTTGCCGCGTCTCGCGCACCTGATAGTTGATGCCGTCCACCGTGATGCCGTCTCCGTACAACAACCCGCCGAAGTCGGCGTAACGGGCGGTCAGCGTGTAGTCGGTGCTCAGCACCATCTCGCCGGCCAGTACCTGCGTCGGCATGTCCAAAATGCCCAATGCCGAAATGGCGCCACTGGTAGCAGTGACGCCAAAGTCGTTGAGGAACAGGCTTAGGTCCTCAGTCAGCGCCATCGGTTTTCACCTTGCGGGTTGCCCGTGGCTTGGGTTCATCGGCTGGCGCCTCAACGGCGCGGCCAATGCGCAGCAGCTCGGCAGCTACAGCACTATCCAGTTCATAGACCTTGCCAGCCTCAAGGTATTCACCCCGAGCAGCGCAGTCAGTTTCGATGAGAACCTTCATGAGTAAAAAAGGGGGCGGTTGCCCGCCCCCGCTCCTATCAGGCGAGGATGTCGAGGATGGCAGCGAAGCTCTTCGGATCGCGCACGGCCACGTCATAGGTGACGATGCCGCGAACGCTAGTCAAAGCTTTGCTGAAGTCGTCCTGATCTTCGCCCACGGTGATCTCAAGGCCGTTGCCCCAGAAGCCGACCATGGCCTGGCTGAAGTCGCCCATCAGCAGAGCCGAGCAGACTGCGCCGCTGGTGCCCTTCACCAAGGTGCTAGGCACCTGGTTGCTGGGGGCCAGAGGATAGCCGTTCAGCTGTGCGGGGGTAGGACCACGGCCAATGGTGGCGCCGTCGGTGTTGAACAGGAAGGGGCCGTCGGTGGTGGTGGAACCACCAGCGCGCAGCTTCTTCAGGGCTGCCATCACCTTGTAGTTGGTGAGGTAGGCCACGTTGCCGGGGTTGACGGCACCGTTGACGTTCATCACTGCAGCTTCAAGGTCCACCACCTTCTCCATCGTGATGGCAGCACCGTTGGTGCCCATCGCAACGGAGCCGATGCCGGAGGTGCCCAGGATGCCGGTGGGCTGGCCGGCAGAACCGGAGCCGTTCAGGATGCCCAGGTCGATGGCGAGGTTGATGCCATCGGTCAGGTCACGACGCACCAGCTCCTCGATGCCAGGGGTGCCCTGCAGCAGGGTCTGGCGGGAGTACTTGGACAGGGCTGCCAGGTTCTTGGGCGCCAGGGTCACCTGATCAAAAGTCGATTCCGACTGAGTGATCGCGGTGGTCTGGGTGCTCAAGTAATAGGTCGAAGCCACACCGGAGCGCCGGGGGATGGCAACGTTGCCGACCAGGCCGGGCATCGTGCGAACGCCCAGCTGGAGCATCACACCGTTGTTGCGCAGGAACTCGATGAAATCATCGGCCAGCAGATCGGTCTGCACCAGGTTGCCGCCGGTGGTAGCGCCGGAGGTGACGTAGGTGGCCCGTTGGTTCAGGGCAGAGAAGGGAACAAAGAAGCTCCGCTCGGTGGTCTTGGCGACGCCGGACTTCTCCACTTCGCGGGAAAGGTCACGCACCAGGCCAGCTTCGCGGCTGGACCAGTCGCCGGTCAGCATGGCGCGGATGCCAGCAGTGATGCTGTAACCGGCCCGCTCTTGAGCGGCCATTTCAACAGGTGCCACGGTCTCGACGGGCTTGATGCCCAGCTTGTCGAGAACAGCAGCGCGAGCCTCATCGAGGCTGCGGCCGCCTTCAACCAGCTGGCGACCGAGGTCGTCCATGCCGTGTTTGGCAGCGAGGGCAGTGATGCCAGCAATGCGGGAGCGCTCGGCTTTGGCAGCTTCAGCAGCCGCTTCAGCCCGCACCGCCGAAAGGTCAGGGGTGTTTTCCATCGGAACCTCAGGTTCTGTTTCGGGGGTTGGTGATGCGGCTGGGGCCGCAGGATCAGTCTCAAGAGACCGACCTACACCCACAGTGGGGTCTGCAGGTATGCTAACCACGCTGATCTCGTAGGGAGCCCAGCTGGTAGCGACGAACTCACCGCCACCGCGTTGCTCCATGTCGTTGATCGCGTAGCCGAAGGATACGTTCCGCAGAACGCCATCCTTCACGTCCGCCAACACCTCTTGAGCAAAGGAGTTGCGGCTGAACTTCACCGTGGCATAACCACGCTTTTTCTGCCCGTCGATCCAAGCGCGCTCAACGACACCGATCACTCTGTCGGGGTCGTGGTTGAACAGCAGCGGCGCTGCATCGTTCAGGCGCGCTAGGTCAGCGCTGCGGATGTCGTGCTGCAGCACTTCATTGCCGAAGTAGCGAGCAACGGGGTATTCAGAGCTGAAGGGGAACTCGATGGTGCGCTCGTCTTCGCTGACCGTGAAGTCAACAACCTCCGAGCGTTTCAGTAGCTGCCCCTCAAGGTCACGCGATAGGTCCATCGCTGTCCTCTTCATCAACGTTATCTCCCACATTATCGGTCGGCTCGGGATGTTCCTCGGGCATCTCCTGCTCAGGCATCTCCGCAGCTTCGTGTTCGTGCTCGGGGTTGCTGTCGAAATACAGCTCCAGCTCATCGGCGCGATCGACTTCAGCCTTGCGCGCCAGCAGCAGCTCCTCAAGGTCGCCGCCTTGCTCAGCCACCACATCGGCCTGGGTCTTGAAGCCACAGCGGACCGCCTCTCTGTAGGCGTCCACCTCCTTGGCCGGATCAACCCACGCCCAGCCGCGCGGCATCCACCGCACCGTCCGGTAGCGCTCTGGGTCGGTCTCATACGCCGGCAGGTTCAGCACACCGCTCAGCACTGCCATCTCAAGCCATGCCTCAAACACCAGCCGGTGGAAGTTTTCGATCATGTACTGCTGCAGCGCCTTCCAGTTCTCGCGGTCCTCCAGCAGGCTCAAGCGGCTGCTGCTGTAGTTGGTCTGGCTGAAGTCGCGGCTGATCGTCTCGTAGCTGCAGCCCACGCCGGCAGCCATCGCGCGCAGCATGACGCGCATGAACGGCTCAAGCTGGCCGTCGGGTGAGTCTAGTTGCGGAACTGTCACACTCTCGCCGGCTTGGAGGTACTTGAAGACCCCAGGTTCAAACGATGTGACCCGCTCGCCGTCCACCACGTCATCGCCCATCAGCTCGCCCTCGGGGCTGGTGATGAAGCCCATCAGCGCCGAGCTGGCCCGTGCCCGCACAACCTCGGCCTGCTCAAAGCCGGAGACCATGTGCAGCCGCTGGATCGCACTCGCCAGCATCGGCACGCCGCGGGTCTGGCCTGGCCTGTCCATCAGGTACAGGTGCAGCACCTCATCAGCAGCAATGAAGCGATGCCGCGCAGCACCGACCGGCGTGCCGCCAACGCCGCTGTCGCCTGGGTGCTTCGTCAGGAAGGCGTAGCGCACCGGCCGCCCCCAGCGGTCCAGCTCCACACCCATCCGCCACTCATTGCCTTCAACCGTGCTGCCGCCCGTGTAGGTGTCGTCCAGCAGGTCGCTCTCGATGATCTCCAGCGCGAACGGGATCTTGCTGCGCCCGAACGGCTGGCGCACCATCCGCACGAACACCTCACCGCTCTCCGCCATTGAGCCGACCACCAGCCGCTCGATGTCCGGGAAGCTCAGCCGGCCCGCCGTGTGGCAGCTATCCTTCCTGCCCCATGTCGCCCATGCGTTCTCGATCGCATCATTCACCATCTGGTCCAGACGCCCGCCGCCGCGTTGCATCCGCACCTGTGACTGCATCCTGATGCCGGTGCCGATCACGTTGTTTCTGACCGCGCGGATTGCCTGCCTCGCGTAGTCGTTGTCCCGCACCAGCTGGCGGCTGCGGTTGCGCAATCGCGCCAGGCTGCCCTTGATCTCAGCGTCAGCGCTGGTGCCAGCCGTCACCCAGTCGCTCGTCAGCCGGCTGACCTTGGCGCCCTCATACATCCGCCGACGTGGCGCGGGGATTGCCGCAGGTGTGCCGCGCTGCAGCCAGCTGTAGATCGCAGATCGGATGCCCATCAGAATCTCACGAACAGGTTGTGCGGGTTGCCCAGGCCGTTGGCGATCAGGCTCGCCTTCTGCTCACGCTTCACCTCGGCCTTCAGGCTACTTTCCAGCATCAGCAGATCGGTCATCTCCATCTTCTTCAGTCGCCGGCTGCCGATCGTGTACTCGGCCACCGCACCGCCAGAGATGATCGCGCGAATCGCAGCCTGCACCGCGTCGAGATCTTTCTGCGCCTGCGTCCGCCCATCGAATGCACCAGGCGCGCCCGTGTAGCTCAGCCCAGGCAACACCTCCAGCTGGCCAGCGCCCAGCGTTTGATGCACGCCGCTGTTGCGTGCCTCGGCTTGCCAATACCACTGCCCAGCATCAAATGCCGCGGTGGTCGCCTGCGAGATCGTGAACTCCCACCCGGTGCCATACGCCGTGCCAGTCACCGTCGCGCCTTCGCTCGCGGTGTTGGTGCGCAGGTAGTAGTAGAGCGCCCAGCCGTCGCTGCTGCTGATCGGGTTGCCGAGATTGTCGGCAGCGGCATCATCCCGCCACTTCACCGTGTCGCCGGCTCTGATTTGGGCGGGGATGTTCACGGCCTCACCAGCTGTTGACGAATGCCGAAGCTCCGGCTCCTCCCGATCTTAAACGCGGCGCTGCAGGCTTCGCATCTACGTTCTCCAGCCGCTTCTCCAGCTGGTCCCAGATTGTTCTCCGGTCGTACCGCTGATACATCAGATTGACCGCCGCGTACGCGTACACCAGGCAGTCCAGCGCCTCGTTGCGCGCGCTTGGTTTCTTCACCCACTCGCGCACCGGGAAGCCCTTCACATATCGCAGCGCCTGCTTCTCAGCCGTCAGCTGCTCGAAATACTCAGCGCCTGTCTGCGCGTGGAAGTGCAGGTAACCCGCCCCGCGTTCGTTGTGCTTCAGCCGCCCGAACAGCGTGGTCTTGATCGTGTCACCACCAACCGGGAACACCTGCGCGCCGCGCTTTAACGTCCGCCCCTTTGCGTTGATGTCCACCTTCGTGGCCTTGCCGATCGGTGGCTTGCCACGCTGGCTCTGGCCCTTGATCGCCACCACGCCCGCACCAGCTCGCTCCCGTGCGTACTGGTAAACCTCCGCCGTTGCGTGGCCGCCAGAGTCAACCGCCACCACATCGGCCCGCAGCTTGCCGCCACCCGCGTGATCCCACTGGTGCATCACCAACACGTCCAGCTGCTTCCACACTTCCGGCCGGCATGGGTCGCCATAGATCTCCTGGTGGTCGATCAGCCAACCCTCTTCCTCTCTGCCCCATGCCCACACACTCACCGCCAGCCGGTCGCCCGCACTGCCGCCGCCGCCCTGCACGTCCACGCCGATCGTCACCGCCAGCGCACCATCTGGCAGCTGGCCCGCCGCATACGGCTCGCACCGCTTCAGCAGCACATCCGCGCTCACCTTGCTGGCAAAATCCTCCTCCCATGTCTCGGCCAGCCGCGTATTGACGAAGCTCTTCAGCATTGGCGCGTCCGCCTTTGCCCGCAAAAAATCGTCCACCATGTCCGCCCAGCTCAGCCAGCCCAGCGGTGAGTACAGCCCGCTCAGCTGGAAGCCGGCCGTCTTCCCATTGCTCGGCGCCGTCGCCCGCCACTCGCCATTGCGCAGCATCGCCGGCTTGTGGATCTCAGCGAACCGCTCCTTGCACACCTCGCACTCATACGCTGCCGTGGCCGGGTCGTTTTTTTCCCACTTCAGCTGCGGCCACTTCAGCCATTGCATCGCCTCACAGCACGGGCACGGCACATAGAACCGGCGCTGGTCGCTGCGCTCATACTCCGCCTCGATCCGGCTGAAGTCCTTCACCGTTGGCGTGCTGGTCAGCAGGATCTTGCGCCGCGCGAACGTCGTCGCCCGCTTCTCCGCCAAGCTCACCGGGTCGCCTTCACCATCAACGTCTGGCGGGAACGCATCCACCTCGTCCATGAAGATGTAGCGGCACGGTGTCGAGCGCAGACCCGTCGCACTGTTCGCCCCAGTCAGCAGCATCATTCCGCCAGGGAACTCCTTGGCGAACATCGTGTTGCCCGAGTCCCGGCTTCGGCTCGGTGCGATCTTAGCCGCCAGGCACGGCGTCTCAGTCACCAGCGATTCGAGCCGTTGTTTTGATAAGCGCTTCGCCATCTCCACCGTTGGCTGCACCAGCAGCATCGGCCCAGGCGCGTGGTCGATCACATAGCCCAGCCAGTTGGCGCCGCTCTCCGTCTTGCCGGTCTGCGCCGCAAACATCATCACCACCCGCTGCACCGGGCTCGTCGTGCTCAAGCAGTCCATCGGCTCGCGCAGATACGGCGTCCGGTTGGTGCGCCATGGTCCCGGCTCCGCGCTCGCCTTGCTGCTCAGCCGCCGGTACTTGTCCGACCACTCGCTCACCGTCAGCGGCTGCTCAGGCCGCAGCCCATCCATGAACGCCGCACGCCAGGTGCTCATCGCTCCACCACCTGCAACGCCAGCAGCGCATCACGGTGCTCATCACTCAGCAGCGCATGGATCACCGCCGGGTCCGTCTCACCCGCCAGCTGGTGGCTCAACCTGTCCGCCAGGTTGCTCAGCGCCTCGCGCACGCTCCGCCCAATCTGGAATGCTTCCTTCTTCACCTCATCAGCAGGCACCAGCTCCCGCCGCTGCTGCGCCACCTGCAGTTTGCTCAGCTCCGCCTGGTAATGCTCACGCCGTGCCCGGCTTTCGTTCAGCTCCGGGATTGCATCATCCGGCAGCGCCTCGATTGCCTTGCGCAGCTCACGCGGTGTCGTCACCTCCACCGGGTCTGGCTGGCTCACCTTCGCGTTGTGCGTTGCCTTGGTGTTCCGGTTCCACAGCTCCAGCGCCATGTCGCGGTCCAGCCAACGCTTGCCGTCCTTCTCCACCACCGCCGCCGCAATGCGGCTTTTCGTGGCTGCCGTCACCGTGCCCTTCGCGCAGCCCTTCAGTGCGGCAAACTCGGTAAACGTGACCAGCACTAGCGTTGTGTGCTCTTAGGGTTCAACACAATCATAGTGAACTATTGAACTCTCAAACGGCTGGGGAGCCTATGGCCGTTCTTCTCACGCTGAGTCCCGTTTGAGACTGATGGGATCTGCCGCTAGATGAAACGTGCGGTTTGCGATTACCCTCGACCGTTTGGAGGGGAGGGACCCAAACACATTGCGGCGCAAGGAATCTAAGAGGAGGGGGAGCTGCTCGTTGTCGGGCTGCCCTCGGTCCAGCGCTTCCAGGATCGCGAGCCAGGCCACCAAATTAACGGGCTGAGGCAAGCGCCTTCTCGAGGCTGCTGCGCAAGTAGTAGCCAAACCTGCGATCAACAACCTTCTGCCCAATCTCGTTGATGGGAAAGATCGGCCGATATGTCGCTGATGGCACGGCGATGAACAGGGGTCTGAGGCGACCACGGGCTGCGCGCTGATAAACACCTGGCGGCTTGTTGCCACCGGGTGGCGTGCCGACAAACACGCCATTGCGACCAGTTGCCCCAACCTGCCCTGAGATGCGCTTGATAGTGGCCAGGGACACGTTGCCTGCGGCGTTGCGCTTGACTGCTGCGGGCACCAGCTTGCTGCCGCTTGGGATGGCGCCTGTGGCCTGTGCAAGCAGCCGCGCCTCAAATGGCTTGGTGCCACGTTGGCCGCCTGTGATGTTCTTGCGCAGGTATGGCTCACGCTTGGCTTCAGGGAAGATCGTGACCGCGAGGCTGCGCTTGGTGCTCTTGTCCACCTGCCATGCGTTCTGGATGAACGGGGTGGGGTTGTCGAAGTATTGGCGGGATGCTCCCTTCAGCGAGCTGCGAATGTCAAAGCCGGTGCTGTTGAGCGCCTGGCTAATAGCGAATGGCAGCTGCTTGGTCATGGTGTCGGTCCACCGGATGGCCTTGGGCAGCTCTGACTTGATGTCGAGGGTGATGGTTGCCATGTGCCAAGGGTAGGGCGAGAGCCGGTGCCAGGCCATCGAAAAGGGGTGAGATCGACGCCTGTCAACCTGCCTACCTCGCCTACGTTGCCCTTATAGCTCCTTTTTCTGTACCTCCTCCCTTTCTCTATTACTCTATTACTAAGGTTAGTAGGTTAGTAAGGTTAGGAGAAGGCCTGCGGTGTAAGGGTTTTGCGCCTGCCAACCTCGTTTTCAAGGTTGGACAAACACCCATTTGTTCCTACCTTCCAACCATGCGCGCTTCTTTTCGTAGCCCAGGTCACGCAGGATCGAGGCCACCTGCATCTGGTCCGCTCTGCCCTGGCGCTCCACCGGCTTGCCGATCGCCTCGGTCAAAATCAGCTCGCTGCTGATGGGTCGCAGGCTGTTGCGATGGGCGCTGAGCCACTCCTGAATGGCCGACTTCCAGGGGCTGTCCACCAGGTAGGTTTCGTTCTCCGCGTCCACCTGTGCAGCGTGGGTGCTGTCGAGGTGGTTGGGCTCACCGTTGCGGTATGCGGCCACTGCTGCGCTCCAGATGGCGTCACGCTCCAGCAGCAGGCCATCCACAGGGATGTGTGGGGCAGCGGTGACGGGGATGACCCAGAAGCGGCGGTTGCCGGTGTCATCAACCAGGAAGCCGGTGTCGCGGTTGGTGCTGCCAACGATGATCGAGCGCCTGGGGTAGGACTCGGTGGTGCGCTGGTATGGGGCGCGGAACAGGTCGGTCTGCTGGGTAAGGAAGGCCTTGACCTGGCCGGCGTGCTTGCGGCCGGTGATGTGATCCAGCTCAGCCCACTCCATGAGCCATGAACGGTGGAGCACCATGAGGTCGTCTTTGCTGCCGATGTCGCGCAGGGCATCGCTGAACCACAGGCCGCCGAGGTTGCGCCAGAAGGTGGATTTGCCGCAGCCTTGTGGCCCCATGAGCACGCAGGCGCTGTCGTGCTTGCTGCCGGGCTCAAAGATGCGGCGCACCGCGGCGATGAGCGTGGCCTTGAGCATGGCGTCGTAGAGACTGCCGGGCTGATCCTGTGGTCGGAGGTATGCGGTAGCGAGGTGGTCGATGTGACCAGGTGGCACATGATCAGCAACGTGCTCTAGGTATTCGCGCACGGGATCGTGGGGATTTTCCAGCGCCACGACATGAACGGCATCAGCAGCAAGGTCCTTGGTGACCTTTACGCCCTGCTGCGCCAGCTGCAGGTAGAAGTGCTCGATGCGCTCAATGGGCTTCTGGTCCAGCTCAATCGTCTGGGTGAAGATGTTCCAGCGAAGGCGATCAGCAAGCTGTTGACGCAGGAGGGATAGCAGCTCGTTTGATTCAAGCTTCAGGAGCTTGTCGGACCGCGGTGTAGGATCAACGGGTTGACGCTCCTGTGGGTGGGAAGCTGATTGCCGCTTGGATGCAACCGGGCGGCTTTTTTCATGGCCAGCGAGGTGCGCGAGGGTGCCGAGGGTGACGCCGTGGCCGTTGAAAGTGCGCCATTTGGCATCACAGGCGCCGGGCTCAAACTTGCCGGATGCAGTGGACCAGTGGATCCAGTCGTTGAGGAGCGACTCATCACCAACGCTGTGAAGCGCCATGCCGACCTTGACCCATGCGTCGTAGTCATCGGCATCAGCTGCAGGGATGCGATCGAGGAAATCACGGGCGCGCTGGCTTTCTGATTCAGGCAGCCGCAGCAATGGTGTGGGTTCGTGCTGCTGCCGCAGCATCTGCTGCATGAGTGTCGAGGGTGCAACGGCGATCGGCAGATCAGAGGGGCTGCGGCCCTTGACCCAGCGGTAGGCGCCGGTGATCGGGTGCGCACCTGCAACAACGGATTGGCAACCAGCCCAGCGCAGCTCCAGCTGCTCGCCTTTGATGGAGGATCGGAGCTTGGTCGTCTTGATGGTGGGCCAGAACGGCTCGGGCACCTGGTAGATGATCTGGAGGCGGGCATCACGGCCGGAGGTGACGGCCCATGATTTGGGCAGCTCACGAAGGGGTGCGCCGATCTGCTCTAGGACTTCAGATGCGCCGAGGCCATCGTGATCAACGAAGAGCAGGCCACCGGATTGCGGGCCGGCGATGACGCCAACGGCAACGGCGCGACCTGCCTCGATCTCGACGATCAGCTGATCCTTGTTGAGGGGGCGCTTCTGCCATTCGGGCTGGTAGGGGCGCTTGTCATTGCCGACTGCGACGAGAGCCCAGTCATTGGGCAGCTGTGCGAGTTGGTGAATTAGTGGGTGGGTGGTCATCCATGAAACCTGTTAGCCGTCAAAGTTTGCCGCATAGGTTGGCAGGTTGGCAACTATCTGATGCGCATCTGCAACAGAACGGGCAATGCCAGCGATGCCACCAGCGCTACGGACGGCACCAAGCCAGTGCTGCTGTGCAGGTGCGATGCGGCCGGTTGGTGTCTTGATCTCGATCGAGGTGAACACGGCAAGGCGCTGGCCAACCATGTCGGGGGTCACCACCACAGTGCGCCAGCCGATCAGGTCAGCGCTGCCACGGGCAAGGCCGAAGGTGACAAGCCGGCCGGTGTAGGGATCTGCGAGGCTGCCGACCGAGTTGCGGAACAGCCTGGCATCAGGCCGCGTGCCAAGCGCGAGGCGGATCTGCTGCTGCAGGGTGGTCTCGGCGTTGGCCACAGTGATCATGCGCGATGCTGCTGCCTAGCGTAGAAAACGTGCCTAGCCCAGCCGGCTGGGTTCTTCATGCCGCGGGCAATGCCGACCTGGATCAGTTGCTCGATGCTCTGCGCCTTCTTTCGCTCAGCCACCCGCTGCTGGACGGCTTCGCGCTGCAGCTCCTTAAGGTCACCATCCTGCTGGCGGATCACGCGGGGCGGTGGCGCGCACGCTGCACCGCAGCACGGGCAGACTGGCGCCGGCTTGAATGCGGCAAAGCACTCGGGGCAGGTGCGGACTGATGGCGCTGCTGCGCTGGCCCGCGTTCGCCGTTCGCGATCAGCGAGCGACCAGTCGCGCGGATCATCAGGCCAGCCATGGCGGTGGACGTTGCCGACGTGATCCAGCACGATCGCCGCGGCCTTGCCTGGCGCTGGCCTGAGCACGCGGCCGACCTGCTGGAGGTAGAGCCCTTCTGACTGGGTGGGGCGTAGCAGGATGGCAACGCTGGCGGCTGGGATGTCGAAGCCTTCGGAGACCACATCTACTGTCACCAGCACCTGCAGCTCACCGGCTGCAAAGCGCTGGACTACCTGATCGCGCCGAACTGGATCGGTGGCCCCGAGCAGGGTTGATGCTGGGATACCGGCAGCGTTGAAGGATGCGGCGACGTGCTCGGCGTGTTGGACGGAACAGCAGAAAGCAATGGCGCGCTGGCCACTTGCGAGGCGTGTGTAGTGGCTGATGGCGTCACCCGTGACGGTGGGTCGATCCATTGCGGTCGCGGCCTGGTCGTTGGCGTAGTCACCTGCACGGCGCTTGAGCTGAGACAGATCCGCGACGAGAGGCGGGGCGTAGATCCGTGAATTGACCAAGTAGTCAAGAGAAATCAGGTCCGCAACAGACGGGCCGAAGATAAGGCGGTCAAAAGCTGCCGATAGGCCGCGGCCATCCAATCGAGCGGGTGTGGCGGTGACTCCAAGGCGGAGCGCGTCGGGCCAGTGGTCCATAACACGCTGCCAACTGCCTGCGGTGGCGTGGTGCGCCTCATCAATAACGATCAGGTCGGGAGCGAAGGGCATCCGGTCCAAGCGGCGCGCAAGCGTCTGGACGGAAGCGACCTGGATCGGGTGATCAGCGGCCAAGATGCCAGCGGCAATGATGCCGTGCTCGACGCCAGCGAGCTGGAGCTTGTCGGCGGTCTGGGCGATCAGTTCACGACGGTGGACCAGCACGATGGCGCTGCGGCCGCGGTCTGCGATCCCGCGCAGGATCTCAGCCATGACGATCGTCTTGCCGCCACCTGTGGGTAGCACCAGCAAGGGAGCGCGTGCTCCGTCGCGGTATGCGAGGCGAAGGTCCGAGATTGCCTGCGACTGATAGGGACGAAGAGTGAGACTCATTGGACTAGACCTGCGATGCCCGCAGTGATATGCGAGTCGGAGGCCAGAAAGCTAAGCAAAATCAATGAGTTGCCGGGAAACGGCGGGAAAGGGGATGAGCTTATGGTAAGTTACGGGAGCCCGAATGAGCCGGAGGATTTGGAAAACGCCGACTATCACCGCCACAGTGCGGTATCGAAAAGCCACCTTGATCAGGTGGCGCGCAGCCCGCTTCACTACTGGGCGCGCTACTTGGACCCGAACCGGGTTGATCCTGAGCCCACGCCAGCAATGCTGGTCGGCTCCGCGGTCCACACCCACGTCCTAGAGCTGGACCAATGGGACGCGCGCTATGCGATGGCACCTGAAAGCATCGACCGCCGCACCAAGCAGGGCAAGGCCGAATGGGAGGTGTTCACCACCGCTGCCACCGGCCGTACGGTGCTGAGCCGTACAGACGCCGAACTGGTGATGCGGATGGGCCATGCCGTCTACAGCCACCCGGCCGCGGCCATGCTGCTCAAGCAGCTGCCCGGCAAAGCCGAGACCACCCACATGTGGGACGATGCCGCCACCGGCCTGCAGTGCAAATGCCGGCCGGATTGGCTGACCGATGACCACAGCCTGATCATCGACCTGAAGACCACCGAGGATGCGAGCCCAGCTGGGTTCCGCAAGTCGATCGCCAACTGGCGCTACCACGTCCAGGCGGCCTGGTATCTGAACGGCATCGAGCAGGCCACCGGCACCCGGCCGGATCAGTTCATCTTCATCTGCGTTGAGAAGAAGGCGCCGTTCGCGGTGGCCGTTTATGCGGCAGATGCGGAGATGATCCAGATCGGCAACGATGCAGCAGCCCGCGACCTCGACGTGCTCGCCACCTGCAAGGCGGCTGGCGCATGGCCGGGCTACAGCGACCAGATCGAGACCATCAACCTGCCCGGCTGGATGCGGCCGCGGCCTGATGGATCTATGCCACAGCAACCACCCACCGAGATTGAGACTTACTGATGAGCGACAGCACAGCACTGACAACAACCACCCCACAGGGTGTGTTCTCCGGCATCCAAGCCTTTGAGGATGCGCAGCGGATCGCAAAAGCGCTGGCCAGCAGCACGCTGATCCCGCAGCAGTTCCAGGGGCAAGCGGGCTACGCCAACTGCCTAGTGGCGCTGAACATCAGCCGGCGGATGGGCATGGACCCGCTGATGGTGATGCAAAACCTGCATATCATCCACGGCCGCCCGAGCTGGAGCAGCCAGTTCATCATCGGCCTAGTCAACGGTTGCGGCAGGTTTAGCCCGCTGCGGTACGACATCAGCGGCAAGGGTGACACGCTGACCTGTGCGGCTGTTGCCACTGAGCTGAGGACCGGCGAGGAGCTGCGCGGGCCGGAGGTGACGATGGCGATGGCCAAGAAGGAAGGCTGGAGCACCAAGAGCGGCAGCAAGTGGCTCACCATGCCGGACCTGATGATCCGCTACCGCGCCGCGGCCTTCTGGGGGCGGCTGTACATCCCCGAGCTACTGGTGGGCATCCAGACCCAGGAGGAGGTGCTGGACATCGAGCCGGTGGTGATCAGCGAAACACCGGCCGCCAGCGTGCAAAACCTGAATGAGAAGATCACGAAGCAGAAGCCGGCTGCAAAACCGGCCAAACAGGAAGAAGTGCAGGAGGTAGTGCTTGATGACGATGAAATCTTCTGAGGCTGGGTATCTTCAGCCGCGCGAGCTTGCTGAACGTTGGCGCGGTGTCGTCACGCTCAGCACGCTCGACAACTGGCGCAGCCAGAACCGAGGCCCGCGATTTGTGAAGATCGGCGGCCGCGTCCTCTACCCAGTGGTGGAAGTCGAGGCCTACGAACTGCGCAACCTGCGCGGCCTGCCCAACAATCCACCAACTCAACCCAGACCATGACTTTCAAAACCAAAGGCGCCATCTTCAAGAACACACCGGAAAAGCTGCAGCAGCGGCTTGGTGATCGCTACGACGCCGGGAAGAAGTATCCCGATGTCGATGGCGTATTCGGGATCAAGGAAGAGGATCGGATGGCGTTCGCTAGCTACATCATGAACGCCGAGCCGAACGACAAGGGTGAAATCCCGGTGCGAATCACGGGCTACAACAACACCAGCCAGTCGGGGGTGAAGTATCTCGGGTTGACGATCGAGCCGGACTACAAGACCCAAAAGGGGATTGAGGACAGGATGGCGGCATCTGGCGCAGCTGAGAGCCTGGCCAAGGCAACCGGCGGCGTCACCGGCGAGATCGACGAGGCGGACCTGTTCTAGGTCACATCAGCTGCAGCTCCAGGCGTGCGATCTCATTGACCGCCGCTTGGAGCACCTCTTGCTGATAGGCGCATTGGCGGAGCAGTTGAGCAGCAAGCTGGCTGGTGTTGGTGCTGCGCTCCAGGGCGCGGCATTCAGCCTCCAGCTTGAACAGCTTCTCGGGCGGAATATCCACCGCCATCCATTGACCGAAGTTCATCTATTCGGGGCAGTTGCCCCATGTTGCCCATGGATTGTCCAGCTTGCAGTCACAGCGTCCACCGCGCCGCATCTACGAACGGGAGGCTGCCGGATCAGATTGTGCGGCGCCGTGTGTGCCAGGGGTGCGGCCATGTGTGGTTCACCGTTGAGGCGATCGTGCCTAGCTATGCGGTGGGCTGGAGCCCAGCACACCAGCGCAAGCCGGTGCTGCGGACGCCGGTGGATGTGGAGACGGGTTACACGCGGATGCGGCTGCGACATGAGGAAGCGCAGGACCCGCGGGCAAACCTGACGCAGGAGTGGAACGAGCGACGGTCGAGAGAGGCCGATGCCCGGCACCGCGTTACGGATTGTGAATGACCTGATGGCGTGATGCGCCGCCGGCAGTGTATGATTTGCGCATCGGAGGCAACCGGCCCTCCACCGCTTCACCTTCATGGTCACCAATCCCTGGGTCAACCGCATCACCGCTCTGGTGGTGCTCGCTGCCATCTACGCAGCTGGATACGCCGGCGGCAAAGATGCAGCCATCCAAGCCCACCAGAACCACCCTGCTTGCCACAGCAACCTGAAGCCATGACCACCACCACCAAGATGCGGCGGTATTACTTCCAGATCCGCTCAGCCAATGTGATCGAGTGCATCTGGGCGCACAGCCTGACCGATGCCAAAGCCAAGGCCGCCCTCACATGGATGCCTTGGTGGCAAGAGCTGGAATGGCTCAACCCTGAAAACGTCAACGACATCTGGAGCAATGCCTGACAACACCACCGGCACCATGCTGCCGTTCCAATGGATCGAGGAGACCACTACCAGCCGCCACGGTGAAGGCATCAGCCGGCCGCAACCAAAGATCCGCACCCGAGAGTTTCGCTTGATCGTTTACCCAATCGGAGCGCCTCCTATGACATGGATCACCCGCGCCGAAACCAAGCGGCACGCCATCAAGTACGCCGAAGCCCGCTGGCCCGGTGCTGCGGTGGAGGTGGCGTGATGACTGACAACATCCGCGCCAAACTGGAAGCGCTGATTTCTGATCACGGCATGTTCAGCGCCGGGCAACAGGAGGAGCGTCAGCGGTTTGCTGGCCTGCTCCGCGTCCGCCTTGATCAGCTGGCCAACCTACCCAGCCACCCGCAGATCTCCGCACGCCGCGAGGAGCTGCTGAACATCCTGCAAGCCCTAACTCAACAATGACCCGCGTCCAACTCGACCAGCAGCGCGCCGATATGCTCGCCGCGCTTTATGCCTCCAGCGGCCGCACCTGCGGCACCTACACCGGGCTGTGGGAGGAGTTTTGCCGCGACATTGCCGCCAACTTCCGCGACACCTCCTACCCAGAACTTCACGCTGCCTGCGTGCAAGCCATCGGTGGTACTGAAAGCGTTCTTGCCGAAAAGCACGCGCAGCAGTGCATTGCTGTCTGCCGTCAATATGTGCTCGGGAGGTGGGCGTGATTCAGCCGGAGTACCTGGCGCAGCTGCGGCACCGATACCGCGCCGAGCTGCTGCTGGTGCTGGTGCAGCTGGAGCAGCTTTGCCCAGCGTTTTGGCCTGACATATCCGATCTGGCCGAGCAGCTTGGCACCGATCGCGCCACGCTCAACCGCTCGCTGCGAAAGCTGGAAGATCAGCAACTGCTGCGCCGCGTCAGCGTCAGCAACGGCGGCGGGACATGGGTCTGGTGGGTGGCGCGCCAGCACGGCGAACAGCCGCCAGTAGATGCCGAGCCTGCATGGGTGGTGCGCGACGTGCGCGGGCAGCGCACCCAGCGGATAACGGTTACCCAGCGATGGGCCTGGGCACGGCGTCATGGCATCCCACGCGGCACGATGCGCAATTTTCTGACAGGTGGCCAGCTTGTGATGCGTGAGCGCTGGCAGCTGGTCGCCACCCCATATGACGAGATGACGGCATGAGCGATCCAGTGAATCATCCCGAGCACTACACCGCCGGCCGCTTTGAAGCGATCGACGTGATCGAAGACGCGGTGCAGCACGCGCCCGATCCAATACTTGGTGCACTGCAATGGCAGGCGCTCAAGTATCTTCTGCGCATGTGGGGCAAGGGTAACCCTGCTCAAGATGCCGCAAAGGCCCAGTGGTATCTCACCCGGTTACTTGCCAAACTAGAGCGATGATCCTCCCTAACCTGTCACTACTTGAACGCCTGGCGATATGGGTGTTGCACCGCAGCCCACGGATCAGCCTGCTAGTGGTGAAAGATAAGTTCTGGCCGGAGGTGTTGTTTGCCGCCGATTCAACTGATCCGATTGCGCGGACTGTGCTGGAGCGCAGCCAGGAGCAGGATCAAGATCCGCCGAGCATGGTGTTTGAGCGGCTGTATCACATGCCTGCGCACGGCGAAGACGAATGATCTCCTTACACGCTGGCCGCCTGCTTTTGATCTGCGAGCGGGCGAGCCAGACGTGGCACGCGCACATCACGCTCGGGCCCAAGCCTGAACACCAGCTGGTGGTTGACACCGGCACGGTTGACCTGCGCCAGGCAATGGAGCGCAGCCAAGGGCACTACATGGCCTTTAAGGCCAAGGCGCGGCCGGTGGAGCCCGACACGCAGCCGAAGGTGATGTGCTGGGACTGCATCCACTGGACACCTGGCGGCCGCGGCCGGTGTGAAGTTGACATCCCCGAGTGCCGCCAAACTGGTGGCAGGTTTGCGCCTAACTGCGCTGTCTTCACGCCATGCAAGAGCCCAAAGTAACCAGCAGCATCGAGCCATGCCCTGGCGTGATGGTGGAGACGCTGGAGCCCGCTGATGGCGGTGAGCTGTACTACCGCACCTGCACGGTCGGCATGTGCCGCTACAGCTCAGACCTGTGGCAGGCGATCCTCTACGCCGAGCAGATGGTGGGGCGCTAGCAGCGGCCGCTAAGCCACTGGACAATCGACCACTCACGCTCAGCAGACCAGAACGGTTGCGCGCGGAACCAGTTCACCCAGCCTTTGTGGCCCTTCCGGCTGTTGCACATGAAACAACAGGAGACGAGGTTGGAGCGGTGATGAATGCCGCCCAGCGCCTTGGGCACTACATGGTCAAGGGTGGGGCTGCGGTTGAGCTGGTCGCCGCAGTAGGCGCACTGGTAGTTCCAGGCTAGGTGGATCTGATCGCGCGCAGACTTGCGGGTGACCAGCTGCGTTTCTTCAATCCGGTGTTCCATCGTCCTGGCCAGGCAACAGGAAAGCGGAAACGTCGAGGTCAACGATGTCGTCATCGCTGGGGATGAACTCCGCCAGCTGGCTGTAGATGTCGGCCGGCAGTTCGGAGGGCTCGGTGTCGGAGCGGATGATCAGCTTGGCGTTGATCTCGACCAGGTAAGCCCGCATGGGCAGAGGCCCGGCTGAGCTAACGGTAGCGGGTGCGACCTGATCGCCCCTGTTACGGATTGTCAACTGGCCGGCGGATCGGGGCAGTGTGCGCTGCGGGGGGTGTATAGTTGCGCAGTGAAACAACTCGACCCTGAATACGACTACATCCCCGAGGATCTGCCCGAGGATGATGATGACGAAGACCACCCCAGCCTCACGCCTGAGCAGCGCAACCCATCCCTAAAATGACCTACATCCTTGACCTTGGCATCTGGCACGTCGGGCCGTTCCCTACTCACATCTGTGCGCAGCACTGGGCGGAGATCCACGGCGTTGATGACTACCGGATGATCCCGCTCGATGACCCTGCCGAGGCGCCGGCCAGGATTGCGCGAATGGTGCGCGAACGGGCTGCACAGGGGCCGCAGCAGCTGGCCGCCTGATCTCCTAAACCGTTGATCTCTTGGGGGTTTTTGGTGAGCCCGGCCGGTGTCGAACCGGCGACCCTCTGATTAAAAGTCGTCTATCCCGACCTCACGCCGGTTCACGGGAATCCCCTAAGCCTCTGATTCAACCACTGAATCTTCACTGGACAATTCCAGCCCGTTCGCGCAATCTCACCCGAAATCACGGAGATCTGCGCGAATGGTGCGCGAATGGATAGCAGACACAAAGGTGCCCGGATTAGGCATTTTGAGGCTCCCGAGCGGGGTCGAGACTTGGTATCTGCGCTACCGGGAGCCCGGTGGAAAACAGCAACACCACAAGATCGGCCGGCTGCCGATCGTCAGCAGGACGCTGGCACGGGAGGAAGCGCACAAGCTGCTGGCCTCTGTCGCCAAGGGTGAGGCGCCCACCAGCGTGCGGCAGGAAGTGCGCCGCGGGCCATCGGTGGCGGACCTCTACGCCAGGCTCCAGGCGGAGCACTACGGCAAGCTGCGCACATCCACCCGCGCGGGCTACCGGAGCATCTGGGAGGCGCACATCATCCCCGATCTGGGCGGCCACAAGGTGCAGCAGGTCACCACCGCGCAGGTGATGAAGCTGATCCGATCGGTAGGTGGCACCCAGGCCAACCGTACGCTGGCGGTGCTGCGCAAGTCGATGAACTTGGCAATCCTGTGGGGGCTGCGGAAAGACAACCCCTGCGCCAAGGTGCCGGGCAATGGCGAGCGCAAGCGGCGCCGGTATCTCACCCGCGAGGAGATGGCGCGGCTGCTGGTGGCGCTGGACGGGTTTGCACCGGCCGGTGTTCGCTGGCGGTTTGCCCAGCTGATGCGCCTGCTGCTGCTCACCGGCTGCCGCGTCTCAGAGATGAAGGACGCGCGCTGGAGCTGGTTGCAGGGTGCGGTGCTGGTGGTGCCGCATGAATGCCACAAGACGGGGGTCGATGGCCACCCCCGCCTGATCCACCTTACCCCCGTAGCGGTGGAGGTGCTCCAGCAGCTGCGCGCACAATCGAACAGCGAATGGATCATCCAAGGCGATGGCGACCACCCGCTGGTGGGCTACCAGAAGCTCTGGCAGGAGCTGCTGGCCACTGCGGGGATTGCGGACTTGCTGGTGCATGATTTGCGGCACCACTACGCCAGCATGGCGGTGAGCGCCGGGCTGACGCTGAACCAGATCGGCGGACTGCTTGGCCATGCCAGCCCGCTTACCACCGCCCGCTACGCCCACCTAGTCGATGAGGCCGCAGCTGCTGCCGCGTCCAAGGTGATCATCCCCGGCTGGCAGTGACGCTCAGGTCGCCGTTGTACCTTCCAGTCTCGCGGTAGGTGCGCTCAGGCTCGCCGGCGATGACGTGAAACACCATCTGGCCGATCTTCATGCCAGGCCATAGCGCGATGTTGTGGAAGCGGCGGCTGTTGTGCAGCTCCAGCGTCAGCCGGCTGCCATGCCACCCTGGATCGCAATAGCCGGCCAGCAGGTGCTCCAGCCCTTCACGGGCACGGCTCGACTTGAGCACGAACTGCGCCGCGATGTGGTCGGGCAGGTTGAAGATCTCCTGCGTCTCCGCCAGGCAGAACTCACCCGGCGTCATCCAGTAAGGGTCGGCCTGCGTGTGGTGACCGATGCCGAGGATCTGCAGCTCGGGGCGCTCGGGCACCTCAATCATCAGCCGATCGCCCAGCAGCACATCGAGGCTGGCCGGGTTCTGTAGGTCGCTGTTGTACGGCACCACCATCGCCGCCTGGCGACAGAGGCGGGCGATCTCATGGTCGGGGATGATCATGCAGGCTTGTCATTGTGGAGTTTGGTAAGCCTATCCGCAAGGGACCGACGCCTCTGCGTGCTTCGGGCTCGTCGCCCAAACTCGAACGAATAGTCAACATTCTGCTGAGGTGTCACAACTTCCAAGTTGGGGAGCAAGTTATTTGAACGATTGCAGTCAAGATGATTGATGTGCATCCCCTCTGGTATTGGCTCACAAAAAGCCTCGTACACCATGCGATGAACTTGCTTTTTCACAAAATGACGCAAGCCCTTCTTTCCGTTGCTTTGCTTTACTGGCAGCTCTAAACCGTAGTCAGCAGGATTTGAGACGCTAAAAGCGACCCTACGATAGCCGTCTTGGTCGACTTCCCCGCACAGTATGGCCTCTGGGTAGTGCGTGACACTGATGACATCCCTAGCGAGCCGTTTCACTTTTCCGGTGTTGCTGACCTGATACAGCCCTTCGTATCCAGGCACGTCGCGCCATTCCTCTTGCACACGGCTCTCTGCTTCTACCGTTGAGTTTACCCGATCACGGCTCTGCCACAATCGCCCAGCCTGTCTTTGGTCCATCTACCAGCCAGCGCGACAGCCAGTTCTTGCGGCTGTAAACAGCCCCCTTGCCGCCCTTCTCGCTGACGTAGCCGCCGCTCACGATGTTCGCCTCGCCGTAGGGGTCGTTGTGGATGAAGGCGTCCGGCGTGAACCCGGTAATTACCGACCAGTGCCCACCGCCAGAGGGGGCCGAAGCCCGGCCGTGGTGCAACCATCCCACGCCCACCGGCCGGCCTAGGCGGATCTGTTGCTCAAGCATGGCGGCGTCACCGGACTGCGTAAAGGCAGCCTTCAGACCAAGCGACCGCAACGCCTTTACTTGAGCTTGAGCATCAGTAGTGTCGCCAAACTGAGCGCGGACTTTGTTGTAGGCGTCGTCGTTGAGAACCTTGCCGTAGAAGCGGGCGATCATTGCGCAGCTGCTTGAAAAGCACTCTCTGCCGCCTTGCCCACTTGCGTTGTCTCGCTGATACTCATAGGGCACCTCTAAGCGCACGCTGGCCGCTTGAGAGCCACTCCATAGCACTCCCTCGGCACGCCTGCGGCGCAGCAGGCCAGCTTCCACCTTGGACCCTGGATTTCGGTACAGCTCAAGCGCAGCGGGCACTGCAGCCCAATCCTTCTCACGCAACTCCCGGCTGATGGTTTCAAAGCCCGACGCGCCATAAAAGCCGCTGCCGAGGTTATAGGCGAAGGAGATCAGCGAGCACTTCTGGTGATCGGCCATCTCGATCCAGAACGGCACGGTGTCGCGCAGCTTGGCGGCAATGCGGTCCACTTCCTGGCGGAGCAGCATGTCCGCCTCGATGGCGTTGATCTTGTCGCCCTTGGAGACCTTGCGGCCGTCCTGGTAGCGCGTGGTGCCGTAGCCAATCGTCCAGGGATCGCCACCACTGAGCGGGTCAGGGTAGGCAGTGAGGTGGCAGCCCTCAAACTCCTTGATGATCTTGAGCGCCGCGGCCAGGTCGGCCTGCTTGCCGTCTTGGCTCCATGTTTGGAACCATGCCCGATCGCGGCGCATGGCGGCGGCATAGCCGTTGACCGCCAAGTCCTGCTCCAGCGTTTCAATCGCGGCCGCCTGATGCGGCAGTCCTCGATAGAACCGGAACAGCTGCTCCAGCGTGATTGGTGCGGCGTTAGCCATCAGTCAACGGGTGCGCTTGGGGAACATCATCCGACCGGCCTGCAGCAGCAGCTGCAACCAGCTGTTGGACTTCAGCGGGCTGATGGCGATGATCTCGCTGCCGGCAGCAATGACGATGGCGATGACAGCGGCGGTTTCGACAGACACGGCGTTCATGCGTATGTATTCCTAGGTTACTTGTGGATCTCCAGCGTTCGCACCCGCTCGTCGAGGTCGGACAGCTGGACCTTGTAGTCGTTCTTCAGCTCGTTCACGGCCGCGGCCATCTGCGTGATCGTGGCCTCAATGCGTGCCGACTGGATCTGCATGTTGACCAGCAGGGCACCGATGGCGAACAGGCCAGCGGCGATCGCGGCCGGGAGGGAAGCAACGAAGACGCCGCCGACTGATTTAGGTTCGTCCGCCATCGGCTGATCCGGTCCTGATCCCATCGTAACGATCAAAAGGATCACGCCCGGTGGCGAGGATGGCAAGAGCGCGGCGGTAGTAGTGGTTGTCGGTCTTTCCCGCTGCTTCCAGCGTGTCGCGGATGCGTCGCCAGTTCTCGCGGGTTTGACTGTCCATTACCGGCCTTGCCCTCTGAGGGGCTTGCGGCCGCGGCGGCGTGGGCGTGAGCGGGTGCCGTAGCCCTGCGCAGTGGTCTTAGGTGGGCCGGGCTGATGCTCGATGCGAGCGGCGCCGGTCTTAGCGCGGACTACCATCAGCCTTCGTAGATGATGTTGACGCTGCCAGCGTCAAATGTATCAGTGCCGTTGACGGTGGTGATGCGGACGCGATCAAGCACACCGCCGAGCGCGATGGTGCCGCCGATCGTCGAGATCCACGCAGAATCGCTGAGCCCAAATGTTCCGCTTGCTACCCATGTGTTCCCCGTGATGTTAGAGAGCACCATTGCGCCATGCCGAACGGCTGCAGCGGCATCTGAGGTGTTAAAGAAAATCCTGAAACCTGTGGAGAGGTTAGTTACCGCCCCGGCCGTGCCAATAATGTTTGACGAGCCCAGGTAGCCAGATGTCGTAAAGGTCGTTGAACCTAACTGGACTATCACACTGCTTGATCCGCTTGTACTGACGCCACTAAGCATCACCGTGATCTTTCCCGCCCAGGTTGGAATGCCGGTGAAGTTCAGCACCGTGCCACTGGTGCTGTTTTGGACAGTTGCCTGCACCATCCGCGGTTGAGCAGCGTCGAAGGTGACCACGCCAGTCATCGTGCCGCCCGACTTCGGCAGCGCCGCGTTCGCCAGGTCGTAGGTGGTCTTCACCGCGTTAGCCGTCGCTGCCAGCGTGGTGCTGGTGGATGCAACGGTGTCATTCAGCTGCACGATGCCAGCCACTGATGTAGTGGCGGCGCCAAGCCCTTGGGTGAGATTGGTCAGCGTGA